ATGAGTAAAATAAAATGGTATACATGGGAGGAAATGAGGCGGGATGTGAATGTTTTATGTAGAGAGATTGTTCTTGATAAATTTGACCCGCAAGTTATAGTTGGAATATCTAGAGGTGGTTTAGTTCCTGGCGTAATGATGAGTCATTGGTTTAAGAAACCTTTTAAACCAGTTAAGGCGGCATTGCGAGATTTTCCTGAATGGGAAGATTATTTGCCACGGCCCACAGATGAACGAGTTCTTGTTGTAGATGATATTTGTGATTCTGGTAAAACCTTTGAAAAAATAAAATCCTATATCAAAGGGCCGAGATTGAATCAGCCTATGGAGTTGCCCGTTGATGTTAGGTTCTGCTCGCTAATCTGGAATAACGAATGTGAAACAGAACCAGATTATTACGCATTAGAAATGGCTAAAGATTCTGAAAACATTTGGGTGCACTTTCCGCATGAGCAATGGTGGAACGCTCCCGTTTAACTTTAACTCGGAGGGGGTAATATGAAAAAATTAAGGAAGAAACGATAAATGGCTAAGGTAAAACAACCCAACCCAATTTCTGAGGGCTGGGGGGTTTACCGTGATTTGGTTGATAAAGAAATAGCAAATACTCACATGATGAGGTGTGAACCATTTATAAAATGTCTAACTCACGAAGATTGTCATTTAGACTCATTTTATCCAGGCAAACATTGGAGAAAAATGAAACAACGAGAAAATGGAACTTGGTATAAAGAACCATAAATATTACACTATAAAAGTCTGGCTCTGCGGGAAGGAGTCGAACCTTCAAATTATAACTGCAAACAACAGAGTGCGTTTACCGATTTCGCCACCGCAGAATCAGACTTTCAAATTGCCACTACTTGTTCATCTATCAAGTGTTGCTCTTCATGTTCTTTTAATTCTTCAATATTAGTAAAAGTTTCATCGCATTCAAAACAACTTAAAAATCCATACTCAGAATAGAAATCTTGATTGAATTCTTCTTGAGTCATAATAGACTTGCCTTTTTCATTGCACTAATTAGTCTGGTCACACCAATGCCCCCACCGAATCGCGGAAAGAATTTGTGACTCAGAAATTCGTCTAGTTCCTTTTCAACTCTATCATATCCAAATTTGTCATATAAAAGCTTACTATACTCTCCATCAGATATTGTATGAAATTGATGATGCATTTCATTTGTATTTGTCTCTCTTTCTGCACTCCCAATAGTTTCTTGGCCGCCCATAATCACATCGCATTTTAATGCATTATCGCCTCCCATAGAATTCTTCTTGGGTGACTTTTTCATATTCCAAAATGGTGAGGTATTATAGGGAAAGTGGGTAAGGAAGAAAACATCTCCATATTCATTATACATATCCGATTCATGTTTAGCGGTAAGTAGGTTATCGGGTGCCGTGTACTTACCGCACAGACTCAAGTATTGTCCGCCTGGAAAATCAACAGTTGGAAAATCCTGTTCCATTGGTGCTTTTCCATGTTTACATTCAAATCCAAGGTATTTACATAATTCACTTTCTAATTGAAGTAAATCATCAAATTCGCCTGGAGCTTCAAATTCAAACATAGGGAAGATTAATTCGTGTCTTCCTTCTATTGGGTCTGGTTCTTCTCTGTAGGAAGTTGATACACAAAAACAGCCAGATAAGTCTGGTTTGGTGAGTAGTTCGTACTCTAACCACATTTGACCAGTTTGAGGAAGAGGCCAAGTCTCATCAGCATATTCATAGGTAGCGACCGTGGTTGGGTCTTCACATGCTGCTAAAATTGATAATCTGTTTTGGGTGTGAACTTCTAGAAAATTCTTCTCTAAAAAGAAGGAACGGAGTTGGTGGGTAACATTAGTAAAATCTTGAGGGTCTATGAGACTCGTCAATTTATCCTTTCCATCGTTGACCGATTTCTTTTTTATTTAGGAAATTTCTATTTCCAACTATATACTTCATGAAAGTTTCAAAATTTTAATTGATAAATATGTGCGGGGGGAAACTCCCGCTTTTCAAATCTAAGAAAAGAAAGGAGGTGTTTGTGTTTATCTGTAAAAATCCAAAGTGTGAATGTGATAATTGTACCTGTGATCCTTGCGAATGCTCTCCTGACAATCATTGTTCAGAAGATTGTCAATAATCTCAACTAAATATTTTACTTGACAATTGGGGCTTATATTGTATAATATAAGTATAAGCCCCGATAGTTAAATGGATATAACATCGGCCTTCTAAGCCGTCGTTCTAGGTTCGATTCCTAGTCGGGGCACCAGAATTGCTGGCGGTGATAAACCAAGTAGCGGTCAGGGGATGTGACCGCCAAAAAAACAGCCCATTCACCACCAGCACCAGAATGGGGGGATTGGTATAATTGGGAACACACTGCCCTTGCACGGCAGAGTTAGCGGTTCAAGTCCGCTATCCTCCACCATAAAGGAATCAATGATAGAAAAAGTTATTCCAAAATTTGTTTCAATGTACATTAAAAAAGACCCAGTAAGACCACACATTAATGCCTTGGTCAGATTGGCTCCTGGCAGAGAGATGTACCATATTGATGAACAAGCATTTGTTTGTCTTGCATTTCTTGATAGAGTACCAGCAGATGAAGAAACTCTTTTATGTGCGAATGTGGGCCCAGTTGTTGTTGCCTATACGGTCTGGTCACTCAAGAAGGGATTGGGCCGACAGATAATTCTAGACCTTCAAAAGTTGATTAACGAAACTTGGAGATTCAAACGATTGGTCACTCTTAGCCCCCAAACTGAAATGGCGACTAAATTCCATCTGAGTAATGGTGCAAAACTGATTGCTGAAAATGCTTTATCCAATAATTTTGAATACGACATTTCAGATTTTCCCCTCACCAGCATGGATGTTAACGGCTGGTAATTTTTCTTTCAGAAAAGACTTGACAAAGTTCTCAGGATTTGAGATAATAAGGTTCAACAATTGATGAGGAACCTATTTCGGAGAGCTGAAATGAAACATAAAAAAAGAAATTATTTAGAAGAGAGTCATGAAGATTCTCGATTTTCAAGACTCGTTTGGAAAAAGAAAAGAACATCTTACCGATATACACGAGATCCGATTTACTTGAAAAAAAACTTGACAATGTTATAAGTATTTGAGATAATATAGGTAAAGGATGGGGGATGGGACACGGCTGGTTCAGGGTCGGCAACCCCCCATTCTTGTTGAGATTAACCTTTTTTGAGATTCGATATGAGCATGTTGTTGAGTTTGGATTTGGTACTCCTAGAGGAGAAATTAAGAAGTGAAGTGGAAGAAAAGTTTGGTGAGCGAACGTGGGATAAGGTTGAGTGTGATAATGTTTATGATGAAATTGTAAAAAATGGAAAAATGAGCTATTCATCTTGGAATAAGATGATGGGCACTGGTAAAACTCCCAAATCACGTTCTACCAGAAGAAGTTTAGATAATAAAAGACTTCATAATAAAATTGTAGGTGATAATTCTTATGTAGGAATTAAATTATGAATGATTACTTTGTGTTTGATGTGGATCGTCGCTTCACTGGCGAAGTGATGTCCACTACAGATGAAGAAGGGATAGAGTTTGATGATCTCAGAGAAGCTACTTCTCAACATATTTTTGAAGGCAGTCCAGAGACTGCTAGATGGTTCGTTGGATTTTATACTAAAGGGTGGACTGAGCATAGGTAAAAAAAGACTTGACAATGTTGTCAGGATTTGAGATAATAAGGTTCAACAATTGATGATTAACCTTTTCGGAGAGCCGAAATGATTACAAGTGAAGTGGTAGAACGATTGACATCAGATACTAAGAAGGTATTTGATTTTTATGACTTAATGAAAATGAGAAAGTCTGATAAGAATAAATCAGAAGATATTTCTAGTTTACTTGAAACGGCAATGGAAGACCTTATTGAAGGAGCTGTTGCACCTAAAGTAGATAGTGAACCTGACATTCGTTTGGATGGTGACCCTGTAGAAATTAAAACATCATCTGGTGAAACATGGCGTGGTGGTGCATATTCTAAAAGGGGTGGACATTTTGTTTTTGTTACATGGGAACTAGGTGATAACAATACTCCTTCATTTTTTATAGCGGGGATTGACCTTATAGAATCTGATTGGAAATTGAGTAAATCTAAGAATTATTATGCTACTACTTATGGAAAGAAAGAACTTTATACCAATAAAGATAGAGTTATTTTCTATCATGGTTCTCTTGAAGGTTATGCGAGGGGTAAACAAACTTGCATTAAGGTTCATTTAAATGAAGTTTAATTACGAAATACATAAATTGCACAAAGTTAATGCAATAGAATTCGTGCAAAAGTATCATTATTCCCCTGTAATGCCAACGCTTACAAAATTCTTTCTTGGATTTTATCTTGATGGTGATCTGAAAGGAGTATTGACATTAGGGTGGGGAACACAACCAAAGGGAACTATTAATAAGATGTTTCCCGGTTTGGAGTCGAAAGATTATTATG